GTGTTGTAGATCTGGGATGGAGCACCGGCATCGGTGCCCTTGTGGACCCCGTTGTCTCGTGCGATGAAGTACTGCTCACCGGTAGAGGTGAGATCCCTGATGGTGGATCCACCAGCAGCGATCACAGATGTGTCGGTGGAGGTAGTGATCTTCCTCAGCTCGTCCTGGGCAGACACCCAGGCTGCGTCGACACCCGCCGCAGTCACGTACCCTCGGGCGAGGATCGGAGTCTTGACGTTGGCGTGGGCTACCGCAGTGTCCCTGAGTAGCTTCACCTCTCCGGCGGTCCATGGGTCGATGCCGAGGCTGGTGTCGAACCTGAAGTTGAACTGGTTGTCGGTGTCAGGATCCTGATAGAGAACGCCAGCTCCACCTGTGAAGGTGGACTGGCTCCTCAGCCACCAACCCTGAAGGGACTGCTCTCCAGGCTCGGCGAAGTTGTCGAACTGCTGCTTCCTGATCTCAGCCATACGCTCCGTATACGGGCGGCTGTCCTGAGTGGCGGAGAGGAAGGGGATGCCCGCAATGGCATAGTCGTACGCGTTGGTGCTCAGCGTGTAGCTGCTGGAGATTGCTACGCCTAGGCCGCTCAGCTCGTCAGGGATCTTGCGAACTACTTCTGCCATTACTGCTCCTTATGTCTGAATGGCGATCCAGTCGGCATTCAGGCCGGTCGTGGTTACTGTAGTCACGCTGATGGTCTGGAACCATGCGGTGAATCCAGTGGTGGTGGCGCTGATCGCAGACACCACGATAGGGAAAGATCCGCCTGGCGCATTCGACTTGCTGATGACCACCTTCGGCGTGGTCGGGAACGGGGTGGCGAACACTACCGGGATCGACTGGAAGGTGTCGGAGGTGAAGTTCGCCGTCACGGTTCCGGACTGGGATGGGTGATAGTCGATGCTGCTTCCACTGTTGGTGACGGTGGCTGCATTGACGGTAGTCGCGTTGACGGTGGTGATCGTAGCCGACGCCGCAGTGACGGCGCCGACGATCTGGAAGTCTCCGTCAGTCTTGAGCGTATTGGCCAGGGCTCGGTACAGGAATGTATCCCGCGCTCCGCTGCCTGGACCGATCTCAAGCCTTCCGTTGGCCAGGATCCTGAACGTATCGTTGACGAACGCACCATAGAGAGCACCAAGCACCACGTCAGTGGCGTTGGTGCGGTTGGACTGGATCAGTCCGGTGTGCGTTGCGCTGCTGCTGAAGGTCGTAGCGGCGGTGAAGGCAGTCGTACCCGAGAACGTCTTTGCTCCCGAGAACGTTCCCGTCAGTGCACCTCCACCGTTCAGGCTTACTGCTCCACTGAAAGTGGGAGAGCCCGCGATGGTGCCAGAGAACGTTCCGCCGTTCCAGGTGGAAGAGTTGAACGTCTTATTGGTCAGGGACTGAACTGCATCTTCGCCGACGATGACATCACCTGGAGCAAGTCCATGGACTCCATCGTCAGAGTTCTCGTGACTGCGTGAATCAGAGAAGTCCCTGGCAGAACTGACATGCCTGACCCTGGCGCCAGCCGTGTGGCTGGTCGCCGAGGTTCCATCGATCGCCCTTGTCACAGTGGCGGTGGTACCGGCCAGAAGGGTTACCTCCACCAGCTCCTCACTTGCGCTCTCGTAGTCGAGGGCGAGAGTGAATGGAGTAGAGGCAGGGAGACCTACGGCAGAGCCGATGGTAATGCTGGTGGCAGAGCTGTTGATGGTTCCGGACAGCGTGGTCTCAGCAGCGGTGCTGCTGTAGAAGCGGACGGTCATAGCTCTCCTTATCCATTGAAGGTCTGGTAGGACTCGTACAGCCTCTGGAGCCTGGTGCGCTCCTCGTTGAGCCTCTTGGTGTAGAGGGCCAGGAAGAACTGCGAGGCAGAAGATGCCGCACTGGTGGGAACGAGCGGTGCCCGCTCGGTCGCCTCGATGGAGGACTGCTGAAGACGGCCAGCCTCGTACGATGGCAGCAGCCTCCAGGCTGCGCCATAAGTGACCATGTCCACATACCTCTCAGGGAACCCTGTGGTAGTGGCGAAGTCGTCAGAGTTGTTGACCAGGGCGCTAGGTCCCTTGGTGTAACTCACCCGCACGTTCCTTCCGGGAACGATGCGGTCATAGATCTGAAGAGTCTTACCGGTCGGGGTGGGAGTCGGCTTGACCTGTCCGACCGTGGTGGATGCCATCGGGTTGAAGCGCCACTGCTGGGCAGGGAACCACACACCGGATGGGCCGATGGTGTTGATGACCACCTTGTACACATCGTCAGCCAGGGCGGAGATCGGGTACTCGTACCGCGCTGCGACGTAAGGGAACTCCTCCTGGGCAAACACCCATAGGTCTGGGTACATGCCGAGGATGGTGTCGTTGATAGCTTCCTTGATGCGCTGCCTGGGGAAGCGAGGATCGTTGGTGACCAGAGCGTTCACGGCGTGAGTGGCGGCAGTAGTGCCGTCCACTCCACGACCAGTAGTCTCACCCATGACGGTGACAGACCCGACGCTTCGGTCATACTTCTTGACGAGGATCATCTCGTCGTCGATCTCGATGAGGCCACGACTCAGGTTGGTTACGGTCTCAGGATCGACGAAGAGAGTGGTGTCCGCAGCAGTCGCGGGCGACGTCAGGTAGGACACCGAAGCCTGATCCTTCGTGTAGCCGAGAAGCTGCTGCTTCGTGCGGTCTACAAGCTGTGCGAACGTGACTGCCACGATTGCTCCTTAGGTTTCAGCCCTGGAAGGCCTTGCCGGTGCGCTGGCTGATCTCCTCAGCTTCACGGATCTTGGCCATGGTCGTACCGCTGGGCTGGATGCCCTGGCTACGAGCCTTGCGATACGCCTCTAGTTCCCCGTCCCAAGCCTTGGTCGCTCCAGTATTGGAGAGGTTGGGATTCAGTTGCAGGTTCTTGCTCCTCATGCACTCACCGAAGGTCTTGTGATCCTTGGTGATGCACGAAGATGAGCAGTTAGTCATTGTCGCCAACACTGTTGGTGGTGTAGATTCCCTGCTTGTAGCTGTCGTGATCGGATCCAAGCACAGCCTGCTGGTGCTTGGACATCACCTCGAAGAGTCCCGTTTCCAGGATTCCCTTCTCGTTGTTCTCGATGAGCGTTACGTTACCGCCAGGACCAGCCGTGCACATGCTGCACTCGTAGCACGGTGCGTGGTACAGCGGATCGCAAGGCTGCTTCGCCGGGTCGTAGTTCTCGTGAGCCATGGTTCTCCTTAGTAGACTGCACACCAGATGCTTGCGCCCGTAGACACATTGCTGGACATGGTGATGGATGCTGGCATGGACGTCTGGGCGGTAGGCCCAGACGCATGGCGCAGAGTTGCGCCAGTGGTGTTCGCATTGAATGCGTTCGAGGTTCCTGGAGTGGAGGACATGGTGGCTGCCGTAGTTCCAGTGTTGAGGAGTGCCACGTAGTAGTAACCGGCAGTGGAGATGACGATCGGAGCAGTAGTAGCGTTCACCTTGAAGCCGGTGCTGGCCCAGTTCGTGGTCTGATCCACGCTGATTCCTAGCTGAGTGCCTGCACTGTTGAACAGCGCAGCCCTGGCGTACGTGAGCGTGTTGCCTGCGACTGTAACGTTCGTGCCGAGGTTGTTGATTGACACCCCCGCCGGGATGTAGATCTTGTGGAGGAAGACAGTTCCCAGAGTGAGGCTGTTGCCTCCGTTCTGGATCTCGGAGTCGTAGTTCCATGCGATGAAGTTTTGCACGGCAGCGGGATTGATCCGAGCCTCAAGCACATCGATGTCCGCCTGGGCGGTAGTCATCTGACCCTGAAGGGTGGTGACGTTACCGTTCGTGGTGACGATGCTTGCCGCGTTGGTTGCGATGTCCGCAGTGTTCGTGGCGATGTTCGTGGTGTTCGTATCCACCTGGGCATCCAGGGTGAGGATGTCATTGGTGTTCGTGCTGATGTCCGCAGCGTTCTGCGTGATGCGGGTGTCCTGGTCACTCAGTGCCGCATTCAGCGGCACGTCCCAGTCAGTAGTTCCCGCCGCGATCGGGGTGTAAGTCATGAGCCGAAGCCTCCTTCTCCGAAGCCGCCCTCACCGAAGCCCACGTCGGGACTCAGTGAGACAAAGTTTGCCGCAGTCACGAGACCGGAGGCGATGAGTGATGCACGAGTGGCGTCGTCTACGATCCACTCGTATCCGCCGCGATAGTAGCGCAGCCCCAGAGAGGGCTGCTGCCAGAAGTCTGGATCTCCCCACCCTCCTGCCGGAGTGGGGTAGTTGGTCGCGCCCATCTCTTCCGTGTAGGCGTCGTACCTTACCTCGGTCCATACGTCGGGAGAAGTTTCCCGGATGGAGATGGCACGGTCCATGCGGAACCTCTCCATGAGAGGGTTCCAGGAGAACGGAGCCTCCGCGACAGTCGGAGTGGTGAACAGCCAAGTAGCCACGGAGGCTCCCTTCAGTTACTTAGCGGACAGTGGGCCGGTTCCGCTGGACAGCAGGTTGATCTGGAGCTTGAGGAGAGTGTTCTCCTCGCCCTTGGCTGCCAGCTCACGCTCCAGGATGGAGCGGTGCTCGTCCCGGATGAGCTCACGAGTACGCTCAGCCTCTTCGCGTACTGCGATCCGGGTGTCAGAGGCCTCCTTGATGACCAGCTTCTGCGTCTCGCAGTGCTCCCTCATCAGGTCGGACTTGGCCTCCAGCGTGGTCTCACGACCACGGCTGCCCTCCTGGAGAGTGACGATCACGTTCTCCTTGGTGGAGTCCATGATCCTCTCGGTGAGGTGTAGGGTGTTGTGGTTGATCAGGTCGCTGACATGTCCACGTGCGTTCCACGTGGTTGCCTTTCCGTCTCCGCCCTCCTCGCGCACTGCGGACATGATGTCCACGTGCTGTCCGGAGGTTCCGATGAAACCGGTGAGGTCTCGACCGGCATCCGCGATGTCGCGGCTTGCATCTCCGTTGGACGCTACGAGCGCCGCCAGGTGAAGGTCGTCGTGATCGTCGTTGTCGTCACGAACGTAGTGATAGCCGTTGTTGTAAGTCATCTCGTCTGCCACAAAGGACTCCTTGTCCCTCGTTCCTCTATTTGCTTCGCTTGAGAGGGACTAGTGACCGTGGGGGACTCACCAGGCACCTCCTCAGCGACCACGACATTACGTCGTGGAGTCTATGGATGCGAAAGGGGAGGGCCGAAGCCCTCCCTTCCGTCAGTAGCTACTGATTACGTGCCACTCGGCGCCATCAGAGATGATGGCTACTGCTCCTGCGGTTGCGGCTGCACCCACGGCACGAGTAGTCGCACCGTTGATGGTCTCGGATCCCGAACCGTCGAGAGTGACGGTGAAGGTCGCGGTTGCATCACGCTTGATGATGTACTCGCGTCCCGTTGGGACACTTGCCACTGCTGGCAGGTTCACGGTGACGTTCGCGGTGGGAACCTCGACGCTCAGGACGTAGTCGTTCGCGGTGAGGGTGGTCGTCGCAGCTACCACACGTACGGTGTAGCTGATGTTGTCGTTACCAGACATGTTGCTCCTTGGATATGAAGATAGGGGCCCACCCGAAGGTGGGCCCCATTATCATCAGACGTTGACTGCGATAGAGCTTGCAGACTCAGCCCTGATCAGAGCCTCCTGGCGGTACAGGCTCCAGCCCGCAACGCCGTACCAACCGAGAGGCTGGAAGCGCTGGAGCTTGTCGACAACCGGACCGCGAACAGTGTGGAACTCCTCCGCGACAGCCTCCGCGAGAGCCTGCTGTCCGGTGAAGTACGTGTTGTACACGTCCACGGTTCCGCCCGCTCCGCCATCCACGTCGACGTTGGTACGGGGAGTCTCGATGAAGACTGCTCCCTCGTACTCGCCGATCTCTCCGGACCAGATGTTGGCCGCAGAAGAGTACTCGTGGGGTGGACGCCAAGCAGCGTTTCCAGTCTCTGCACGAAGATCGTGCGAGACCTCTGGGTGAATGTACGAGGTGTAGAAGCTGCCCTTGTTGGGGTGTACCTTGTTGGTACGGAGCTTCGCAACAGCCAGACGAACCCAGCTAGACGCAAATACGTCAGCCGCAGTGGTTCCTACAGTGGTCTGCGCACCGTTGTACACGGGCCCGGAAGCGCCGTTGTCACGGATGTAGTTGGTTCCGCCATCGAGGACGTTACGAACCACGGTGTCGACAGAGTCGACGAGGTTCCATGCCACCTGGTTGACGAGACCGGCGGTCACGTCAGTGAAGCTGAACAGGTCCAGCTTGTTGGAGACAAGGATGCTGTTACCGTACTCGTTGAGAGTCACGGAGACAGTGGTCGGGTTGCCAGCGGCAACCGCGTCAGGGTCAACCAGCTCATTCAGCGGAGTGATCGCCTGTGCCAGATCCTGGTACAGAGAGAACACGACGCTGGAGCCAGGCATCGCCTGCTGCACGGGACGCTTGTCAGCGACCATGCGGAACTGCGGCTGTGCACGGAGAGCGAACTCAAGTGCACGGTCGTACGTGGTCTGGACGAGATTTGCCATCGCCGCAGTACCGGTGAAGGCGTTAGCCACACCAACCTCCAAATGGAGACGGTCTTACTTGATCGTGCTCCAAGCACTGATCAGACCGTTGATATCAGTAGCATCGTTGAGGCGTCCCGCTGCTGCTTCGAAGTTGCCGAGAGGCTGGCCCTGCTGGCCAGCATCCTGCATCTGCTGTAGCTGCTGCTGAGTTGCCGGGTCAAGACCCGGTGGAACTGAATCAACTGAAGGGGTGTTCGGAACTCCCGAACCACCACCGAAGATGGACTGCATAGTGGTTGCCCACTCTCGGACCTTTGCGGGGTCCGCCTCTCCCTTGTACTCCGATGCGGCAGTAGCGGGAATGCCAAGCTCGCTGAGGGTGCCTACAACAGACTGGTCTCGAAGCTGCTTCTGAACGGCGGCCAGACCGTTCTGTAGCTCCTGGTTCTGCTGCTTCATGGCATCGTACGCATCACGAAGGGCCTTAGGCCCGGTGTTTTCGTTAGTTCCGGCCAGGCTCGTGTCGTCCTCGATACCCCAGTTGCTCATCTAATCTCCTAGAAAGTTGTGCATGCCAAAAGCCACGGCTAGGGAACCGTGGCTTCGCTCATGCGATGTGTGCCAGTCTTCACTACAGCACTGCTTGCTGGCTACAGCGTGCCGGTTCCCCCTGACAGAATCGAACTGCCATCTCCTGTTTGTAAGACAGGGGCCCTCCCATTAGACGAAGGGGGAATAGTCTCGCAGGGAGTCGAACCCTGATATCAGCTTTAGGAGAGCCGACTGCGTCCTTCACCGAGACAGCTGATCAGACAGGACTCGAACCTGTAGTAGGCAGGGTAACAACCTGCTGCGTTGCCTTTTCGCCACTGACCATTGCGAGCCCCACCGAGGAATCGAACCCCGATTAGCTGATTACTAAACAGCTGTTCTTGCCGTTGAACTAGTAGGGCAGCACGATCCTTTTGCGCCATGGTGGATCGTGACCATGAAGTGGTCCGGGTGGGATTCGAACCCACATTCTCACAGGTTAAGAGCCTGATGCACCGCCAATTGTGCGACCGGATCGTACAGGTAGAGGGACTCGAACCCCCATCGCTAAGTTCGTAGCCTAGCGTTCTGTCCTTTGAACTATACCTGCGGGGTGACCAGAGGGAATCGAACCCTCACCATCGGGGACACAACCCGATAGGCTACCGTTACACCATGGTCACAGCCGACTCTGATGGTAACGATCCATCCTTCACCGGGTTTCAACCGGTAGCTAATCCATCTCAGCTAAGAGCCGTCGAGTACTCCATCGGGGAGTTGAACCCCGCCTAACAGGTTGAGAACCTGGTGTGCTAACCGCTACACAAATGGAGCAAGAGTACAGCAGGTGGGATTCGAACCCACGTCTTGCGGTTTCTGAGACCGTTGCCTCGGCCGTTGGGCTACTGCTGCGCGCATATGAAGGGAATCGAACCCTCGGCCAGCCGCTCGACAGGCGGCTGCTCTAACCACTGAGCTACATATGCAAGTACGGCTGGAAGGAGTCGAACCTTCGTCCCCTGCGTATCAGGCAGGCACACTAACCGTTGTGCTACAACCGAGTGGAGATTCGGGGAATCGAACCCCGCTGAGTCGGTTTGCAAAACCAACCTGTCACCTTAACAACCCCCAGAAGCCCAGTCGGATTCGAACCGATCCCGCCGCTTTGCAGGCGGCGTCCTCACCAAGAGGATCAGGACCACGTGGTTGGACGTCTCGGAATCGAACCGAGCAAGCCGCGTCGCGACGCAGGGGTTACAGCCCCGCTTGTGTCCCAGCACCCATCCAGCGGAAGAAGGTGGAGTCGAACCACCGGGCGTTACCCCGAACTCCCTTAGCAGGGGAGGTGGCCGCCACCGGCCACATCTTCCAGAGGAAAGTAGAGGAATCGAACCCCCAGGCTGTCACACCCGGCACGGCTTTCTAGACCGCTTGCCCACCATTGGACGCTACCTTCCACAGCTGCTCCCCCAGGATTCGAACCCAGTACAAGTGGTCCAGAGCCACCTATGTTGCCGATTACACCAGAGAGCATAGAGCACGCCCGGCAGGAGTCGAACCCGCAGACCTTGGCTTTGGAGACCAGGTCAGTACCACTACCTCGAACGCATGGCTCGTCAGGGATTCGAACCCTGGTCTTCAGGTTATGAGCCTGACGTGGAACCTCTCCACTAACGAGCAGAGCCCTGTGCGAGAATCGAACTCGCAACCTCTGTTTGGAAGACAGGTATGTTACCACTACACCAACAGGGCAAGTCACGAGCGGCGGGTTGCTGAATCCCCACACCCTAGACGTGGTCCAGGGGCCAGGAGTTGCACCTGGGATCTCCGCTCTCGTCTCTCTGGAAGGAATCGAACCTTCTTTGCCTGTTCCCAAAACAGGTGTGGTGCCAATCCACTACAGGGAGATAGTGACAGCCGCACTGTGGGTACGGCTGGTCACGTCATCCATACTACCTTGCTCCACCGCGCTGCGCAAGACCACTACGGGCTCCACCTGCGGAGCCGGAGAAGGTTCCCTTCTCTGCTCCGATCAGCTTCTGGCGCTGCTGAGAACCCTCGGTGCCACCGACGAAGACATCTTCCTCGGCCTGACGCTGAGTCCAGCCGCCGCCATAGATCTGCCCGAGAGTCTTGAGATCGCTGAACTCGTCTGCGATCTTGGCGTAACCCTGAGCTGCCTGCTCACGAGAGACTCCCATGGTGGCAAGCTCCTCGGAGTAGGTCTGGTCGAATGCCAGACCGCGCTGCATCGCTTCTGCGCCGACGGCTGCGGTTGCCGCAGCCTTCTGGAGGAAGGGCAGGGCCTTCTTCTCGTCGAGGAAGTATGCTGCCAGCTCTCCCTCTCCGAGCCCCATCTGCTGAAGTGCCGCCTTGTAGGCAGGATTCGCCAGTGCGGTTGCCTGGGTAGCCAGGTTCACCCTTGACTGGAGTTCGGTCGGGCTGACATCGCCGGACAGCCAGGTCGTGAAGTCATCCGTGGAGTCATAGAATCCCTCGGGGAGTCCGGACTGACGCATGATCTGACGGTAGCTGTTCTCCACCGAGATGTACTCGGCAGGGGACAGCACGGACATGCCCGCCTTGAGGCGGGCCTCATTGGCTGCGAACCTTCGCTTGTACTCGGGAGTGTCCTGGAGCAGGAGACTGATGGTGTCAGCACCGTAGCCGTTCTTCACGTACTCGTAGATCTTGCCAGCCAGTGAGCCAAGACCGAACTGCTTGAACAGGGAGTTGAGAGCCATGTAGGCGTCCCTGTTCTCCCCGCTCAGGAGCTTCTCATACTGCCCGCTGGACTCGTAGAACTTGTTCCTGGTCTCGTTCAAGCTGGTGCCGTACGTCTTGAGCTTGATCTCAAGATTCTTCACGACGCGCTCCTGCATTGCCAGGAGCTGCTTAGACTTGCTGTCAGTCTTCTTCTTCAGGAGATCACGCTGCTTCTTGGCGGACGCCAGGGAAGCGGAGGTGGCCTGCACCTGCTTCTCCAGCATCTTCAGCCTGATCTCAAGGGCTGCCGAGCTGTCGACCGTACCAATGTTGGTGGCCAGTGGAAGTGGGGTCGTCATGTGATCTCCTGATCAGTACTTGAATCCGAAGTCTGCCAGAACCTGGTGACCCACCTGGAACAGACTGTCCTGTGCGTTCTTCGTCTTCTTCCAGCGAGGATCACTGCGCAGTTCGTTCTCGAACTGCCACAGAGGCTTGGCTTCCTTCTGGAGCGTGGTCTTGTTGGTGAAGTTGAGGGCCTGCTTGATGGTGCTGTCAAAGAGGTTGACGCTGCCAGATGGCAGCTCAAGGATCTGAGACATGGACTGCATGTATGGCTGAGCGATGTCTGCCACGGTCTGTCCTGCATCGATCTGAGCGGTCCACTGGGGGAACTGAGCCTTGGCCAGTTGAGCCAGTTCGTTCTTCACGTCCTGCGGAGTGGCTACGCCGGAGATGATGTTCTTGATCCTCGGAGCCATCCAGGTGTCGGCGAACTTGACGCCCATACTGTAGGCGTAGCTTGCCAGCTCATCCCAAGCCTCTCCCGCAGCTCCCTTGTGGGAGCTGCTTGTGAGCACCAGCTTCTGACCCATGAGGTTGCGGATCATAGCCTCATCGTAGCCCTTGGCCACCATGAGGTAGGCATAGCTCTTCATGTTTGCGCCACTGAGCTGGCCTCCGGTGAGGCCAACCTGCTTGGCTAGCTGGGCCGCCTTGACCTGAGCCTGGTACAGCTCCTGCTTGGCCGTGGCTGGATCAGCCTTGAGCTGGAGGAGATACTCCCGCTCCTCCTTGCCGTGAGTCTTCCACCACTTCGTATTGCGCAGCTTGGCCTGGAACTTGTCGGCAGTCCATCCACCGGCTACGGCATCCTTGAACAGCTTCTTCAGTTCCTTGTTGGAGTTGAGGAAGCCGGACACGAAGCCATACTGCTCCGCTAGCTCTGCGCTCGATAGGGCTGGCGTGACGGCACCTCCACTCGTGTACGCTCCGGCGGTTGAGGTACCGCCGGTAGCTGGATACTTGTACGCCTTGTTGATGACCGAATCCACGTAGCTCTTGATGGACGGACCTCCCGACTGGGAAGCCGTCGACATGTGTAGATTCGCGTTGCCTGAATACCAGGCGCTTGCGGCGCCTCGGGCGCCGTACTTGTTGTAGTACGACTTCAGCTTCCCCTTGGCCACAGCCTCCTGTGCTGCTGGGTTATTGAGGAACTGCTGTGGAGTCAGGGACTTGCCGTAGTACTGCTTCGTCCAGGATGGGATGTTGAAGTCCATCACCTGGTACTTGCCGTACGCACGGTTGCCCCTGACCCACACGCCTACGGCACCGTAGTTTGAGTTGGACTCCTGCTCTGCGATTGCACGGAAGAACTGATCGAACGTCGGCTGGGCCATTTATCCTCCCACGAGTCCCATGTCCTTCAGCACCTTGAGTCCGGCAGACATGACGTTGCTCTGAGTGTTCTGAGCCTTGCCCCAGCGCGGATCATTCCTGATCAGCTTCTGGAAAGAGACCTGGTCAAGCCCAACGGGCTTACCCTGCTGATCCACTCCATTGAGGGCCCGCTTGATGAGCGGGTCCATGAGTGAGATCTTGGTGTATGGAAGCTCCAGATCCTCCGCCATGGTCTGCATGTACGGAGAAGCAATGTCCATCATGGTCTGCCCAGCCTCAAGCTGGGCCTTGTAGCCCGGATACATGCTGGTCGCCTGGTTGACCACCTGGTTCTTGAAGTCCTGCTCCGTGGCTACGCCACGTCCGATGAGCTGAGCCTGATTCTTGATGGTCTGCTTGTCCAGGGCAACGCCCTGAGTGTAGGCAAACTGCTTGATCATGTGCTCATACTGCCCAGCCTGACCGTTCAGGGTCGAGCCGTTGTTCTGGAAGGTGATGTAGGCCCCGAGGGTGTTGCGCAGCAATGCCTCATCCATTCCGGTCTTGAGCACCTTCTCGACGATGCCGTTCAGCTTGGACGGAGGAATGGCAGCACCCATCTCGGCCGCTAGCTGCTGAACCTGAATCTTGGCAGCGCCCATCTTGGCGGCCCAGGTCGCAGGGTCGTTCTGCTTCTCCATCGCGGCCTTGCGCATGGTGTCAGAATTCTTCTTCCACCACTCGGTCTCGCGTAGCTTGGCCTGGAACTTGTCGGCAGTCCAGGTTTCGGACACTGCGTTGTCGAAGAGACCGCGAAGCTCCTTGTTGGACTTGAGGAATCCGTAAGCCCAACCATACTCGGCTGCCAGCTCCTCAGGACTGAGCTTCTTGGTGTCACCTGGATCCCAGGCCTCGGCCTTTCCGCCGCCCTGGATCCCCTGAACCCTGCGCCCGCCCATGAAGGCGTTCTGATAGTAGCCGGAGGTGAGGCTGACCATCTCCACGGCCTTCCCAGGCCGTGGTGCATGGAGCATCTTGCCTCCACCCATGTAGATCCCGACATGGTCGGGTCCCTTGACGTTCGGGTTGGTGTCGAAGAACACCATGTCACCCGCCTGGAGTTCGTTCATGCCAACCGCCTTACCCTCGCCGATCTGGCTGTAGGTAGTGCGGCTGACATTCACGCCGAAGTGCTTGTAGACCTGCTGGACAAGGCCGGAGCAGTCGATCCCGCCGGACAGGGAGTTGCCACCCCACACATAAGGGGTTCCCGTCCACTGCTTCGCCCATGCAGCAATGTCTGCTCCGTTGACTGCCATTATCCTCCGATCATCTGCATCATCGCATCAAAGTACGTAGTCGCCGCCTGGTAGGCGCCGAACTCTGGATCTGCCTTCACGTCCTCGACAGCCATAAGCTGTCGAGCCTCGCCCTTCACGCCACCCTTGGTGGTGCTGGTCTGGCCGGTGACCGTGTCTCCCAGGTAGTTCGTGGTCTGGGTGGTCACGGTCGGGTTGGCCTTCTCGTATGCGTTCAGTGCACTCTGGAAGGAGGAGACCTCACTCTTGGTGGGGTCTCGACCAAGGAGCGACTGAGCTGCCTGCATGAAGATGGCGTGAGCGTCTTCCTTGGTGGACATGTCGAACGCCGTGGAAGTCTGCGTCACGGAGCGAGGAGTGTTCAGGTACTTCTCGCGCTGCTGCATGTCCATGGCCAGCACGTCCCAAGGAGTCATCTTGCGACCCTGGGCGTAGTACGAGGCCGCCTGCTGAGCGTATGTTGCCCAGAGCTGGGCGATCTGCCCGTCCTTGAGCTGGTTCGTGTCGTAGCCAGCAAGATTGAGCTGGCTCAGGAACTTGTTCCTGGTCGTATCGTCCCAGTCGAAATACTGACCGGCAGTCTGAGTGAGGGTCGCGCTCTTGTCGTAGAACTTGGTTCCACCAGTGAAGCGCATCTCACCCATGAGCTTGCTGTCGTCATGTCCGAGATATACGAGAGGGTCCTTGGCGTCCTGGGTGGCAGTTCCGCCACCAAGACTTCCGGCAACGGCCGCAACCTTCTCTTCGAAAGTCTTGGCCGCAGCCTTCTCGCCCTTCTCCTGGGACGGAGACACCCCGTAGGTGCCTCCGCCTCCCCCATCAGCCATTACCTACCTCCTGCTTCGAGAGTATCGATCATCTGTACTCCAGCTCCTGGCTCAGCGGCCTCGGATCCGAGAAGAGAGGCGTCGCCCTCAAGGAGCTGCTCCTGCTTCTCATCGGTAGCCTTGCTGTCCAGGTTGAAGCCCATGTCGGTAGCGAAGTAGCGGCTGTGGACCCAAGAGAACTTGGTGTCCTGCTCCATGAGGCTCATCACCATGTCGTCCCAGCTAGTCTTCAGATCGAAGTTGGACCTGGCGGTGATATCGGCAGACCCTCCTGCGGCATCTCGCTCTGCGAGAGTGCCGAGCATCTGGTTCCTGTAGAACAGGTACGTCTTCATGGAGTAGACATCAGAGCGCTGTCCAACGGTTCCGTCAGGCATCTGAGCCTTGGCCCAGATCTCTGGATCGTTGACGATCTTGGACCACTTCTGGGCGTTCACATCATACTTCGACTTGTCGAAGCTGTTGTACTCCCTGGACCATGCCTCGTTGTAGTCATCGTTCTTCTCGCCATCAAGCTCGGCGGTGGTGAGTACGATGATCACAGCCTTACGCATGTTGGCCAGATCCTCGGCACCGGAGTCACGGTACGAACTCAGCCCTCGCTCGAAGAGCTGAGAGTTGATGCTGTCCATGACTGCGTTGTACTGCTTCCACCCACGCGCGACCTTGGACTCATCGAATGCCTCACGGGCAGACATGTTCTTGCGGTCGGGAGTGTTGGATGCTGGGTCGGTGGAGTGGGTCTTCTGGTAATAGAATGCCCCGTCCGAGTATACTCCATCACCCTCGGACCCGACGACTGCACCAGCCATCTCGGGTCCGACCTCAGCGATCAGATCCTGGTAGTGCTTAGACATCTTCACGCTCTCCGCCGTAGGGCGGAGACCAGTGTTGTTCTTGCTCATGGACTGAGAGAACAGGTAGAGGCTGTCACCGTACTTGTCGTAGAACTTCTCGTCGGCGGAGTTGGGGTCCAGCTTCTGGAGGCGCTGGAACTCGTCACGGAAGTACTGATACGGATCCTGGCCATTGACCGACACCGGCAGTGCGAATGCCGCCACAGTGCGGAAGATTGCCCAGCGAGAGGATCGGTCCTCAAGCTCTTCCCAGGTTGGCTCGGTGTCACGCAGGCCCATCTCGTACTTGTAGTTCTCCACCTGCATCGCGTAGAACATGGTGCGCTGCTTGGTCTCGGAGAACTCCGCGTTGGAGTCGGCCAGACGCTTGCCGGTCGTAGGGTTGACGAAGTCCATGACAGACTCCTGTGGGCCGAACGGCAGGATTCCCATCTTCTTGGCCCAGTCGGCAACCTTGGGGTTGCCAGTCGCGTCGTACTCGGTGAGAGGCAGGTTGTTGGCTGCCATCTGGATGTACGGACCAACACCGACAGGCAGATACCCGTCACCGTTGTTCAGCACCAGCTCAACGCTGGACATCGGAACTACGAAGGACGCATCCTTGTCGAGACCGAGGAACTTGTTGAGCTTCTTCCCTCCGAGATACTCGGGGATCTGGATGAGCATCCTGCGCTCGGTGTAGGAGGTGAGCTTGCGCTCGCCAGTCACCGGGTCGGTGCTGTATCCGGCACCATCGACAGGGTTTCCATTCTCATCCACAACCAGACCGGCTCGGGCGGGTGCCCCATAGACCTGTGCAACGTGCGGCAGAACCTGGGGCTTGTCCGAGATGATCCTCGCCCACCTGTTCCAGCTCTCCTGCTGCGCTCCGAAGAACGCCCCGAAGTTGCGGAGCATGTAAGCCATCTTGGTCTCACTGTCGATCGTGAAGGTGAACTTCTTGACGTCGTCAAGGGCGCCCTTGCGGGCGTTCTCCTCCATGATGCGACGAGTGGAGTCGTCGATGTGTGTAGTCCCCTGAGCCCTCATGATCGAGAGCTGGTCAGCCAGATGGTTCTTGTAGGACTGGCCGAACAGCGGGTGACGCAGAAGCTTCTGGGCTGGAAGCTGGTTGGCGAACTTGTAGAACTGACCGATACCGGAGTTTACAAGGTCTGCGAGAGGGCTGGTGCCCTCCGCGTAACGCCAAGTCTCGCCATTCACCATGGGACGGTTGGCTAGAGGAGTCTCCCTGAGGAGCGCCTTGATGTCCTCGCCCTTGGCTGCGGCCTCACGGATCTTGTCCATGCCCGGAAGGGCTGGGTTCATGACGTGATCGACCTCTGCCACGATCAGTCGAGCCTGCTCGTCGTAAGAACGCTGAGACGGCTTGACGTCGTGAGCATAGCGACGACCCTCAGGGGTCGTGCGCATCCAGTGGGAGATCTCAGCCTCGGACTTGCCAGCCATGGCCATCTTGCCGATCTCGGACTGAGCGATCTGCTGACCGATGATGCGATCCCACGCAGCCAGATGCTTCTCTGCTCCATGGGTCACCGGATCGATGTGCTCCCAATCCTTACGACGGACCTCCTTGAGGTACCAGTCGGTCTGGGTTCCCATCAGGTTGAACATGTTACGCCCACCTCCGGAAAGGTCGGCGAACATCTCGCCCTGCGCTCCACCGAAGTACGGAGAGAAAACCTCTCGCCCGATGCGGACGTCCTTCTTGCTCGCTCCAGAGGCTGCGATAGCACTCAGGTTGGCGCGCTTGTTCTGGACGTCACCCATGTCATCGATCAGGGTGCGCAGGTCATCCTCCAGCGCCGTAACGTCCCGGCCCTGAGCCTTGCCACGGTTGATCTGCGACTTGAGGCTGCCCTGCATGTTGGTCATGTTGGTCAGCATGGTGTCAGTGTTGGCCATGTCGACCTTGAGCTGAGCGGTGCGGTTCCTGCGAACAGTTGCGTTGAACAGATCCTTGGTCATGTCAGCGCTACCGCTTGCAGTGCGGAAGAGCATTGCCGCCCCGCCGAACCTTGCTGCCTGTCCGAGGAAGTCGTCGGCCAGCGCCCTTGGCGCGTAGCCGATACGGAAGAGCTGAGCGAACTTCCAGTACGTGGTGAGATCGTCGACCACGTCAGTGCTGCGAGTCCAGCCAGTTCCCAGCCTGTTGCGAGACTTCTGCCACTTGGATCCGTTCGCCATGACAGCCTTCTCGAACAGGTCGAAGTCCATCAGCACGTGATGGTTGGCCATCTGGGTCTCGAACAGTGGAGTCGGGATCAGCCTCGCCCCATCACTGTCGACTGCCGCCGTGCGGATGGGCAGACCGGTAACCGGGTCGGTGGTGGTTGCGGATCCGTAAGTCCTGCGTGCGCTCGACTCGGCCTGGGCGTTCCTGCGCATGCGAGCAAGCTCGCCGTACAGCTCTCGGCCCATCGCCATGTCGATCTGTGCGCTCGGGTTCTTCGCGTTGTAGCGACGGACCACGTCAGATGCGATGTCGTTCTCGATCTGGATGAGCTTGAGGTTGCGGTCGTTCGGAGACGCAGAGATGTAGTCGGAAACCCACTTCTCACGGACATCCCGAGGGATGGCCTTGTTCTCTCGCAGTGCAGCGTCGAGCTCCTTGTAGCCGTTCTCCGCGTGCACATCGATGTAGTACGACGGCTTGATGCCGGAGTACGTACGCACAACCTTGATGGGTGCGGCAACAGCGGAGTTGTAAGCGAGGGCCGCTCCGCCACGGATGAACCCCTGGCCGGTGACCTTCTGCCAGTTGTTCTCCTGAAGAGCCTTGCTTCCCCTGACCTTCATTCCCAGCGGGGTGGTGACCCTGTTGTAGTTCAGGTTGTCCAGGGAGGCGAACGACTCGATGCGGTCGGTCACGATCCTGCTCTGGCCGTCAGCCCTGTTGATGATCCTGGTCTCGTTGTCGAGCAGGCCCTTCACGCGAGCGCCGTGGGCGCTCACCTTGGCGGCATCGCTCAGGCTGTCGAAGTAGGTTCCCAGGAGAGACTCTCGCTGAGTGGCTGCATCGATCTGCATCTTCAGCCCGGCGTTACGAACCTCAAGGGCATCCTTCGCTGCGACGTCTCCGATAGAGACGCGCAGTACGTCAGTCACCTCGTCGGCATCCTTGGCCTGAGAGAGCAGCCGGGCCAGTACGTCCCCGTTGGCAGACTTCTTCAGGGTTGGCATACGGTCACGAAGGATCAACGCTGCGTTGTCGGGGTTGGAAGTCTTGATCGCCATGACGTTGTCGACCATGGACTGGAAAGTGGATCCGGTGAAGACCTGCTCCAGCTTCTGCTCGGGAGTCTTCGGAGTCTTTCCGATCAGACCCATGGCTCCGGTCTTGATCTTACCGGCAGGCTGAATGCCTGCCGCCACACCCTTGGTGAAGACCTTGGCCTTGGTTGCGGACAGTCCCTGTCCAGCCAGAACGAGAGGGTCCAGATACCAGGAGACCGCGAGGTCGGTGGCGCCTGACACGTACTTGGCCGCACCGGAGCTGAAGTACTCCTCCGATGCGATGCGAGTCCCGAAAGGGTCATTGACGGTAGGAGTGTCCTTGTAGGTCCCGGCGAGGACCATGGACTTGTCCCGAGCGATCTGGTCGGGGCTGATCCCCCTGGCCTTCAGCTCATCGTTGTTCATCCCGAGGGTCCATACGGCCTGACCGGGAGAGATGCTGTGAGACAGGTTCCAGTAATCCTTGAACGCGTCCCACTCGCCATCCTCGCCGATGTAGTCAGGACGCCCGTAGATGGTCGAGTGCAGCGCCATGGTTCCGCTGGACAGAACTGGAGAGACGGTGGCGGAGTAGAACTTGTAGAGCTTGGATCCGATCCACTCGATAGGCTTGAGAAGCCAAGGAGTCCCTCCACCCTCCTGGCTCGCTCGCTTCTGGGCGAGCGCACCGAGCTGCGCCTGGGTGAGGTCGGAGTTGGGATCGGACATGTCGATGCCCTGAGCATTCCAGTAGGAAGCCAGAGCGGACTGAACGCTGGACGGCAGGTCACCCATCTGTCCGGTTCCGTTGAGGATTCCGTCAGAGATGACCTGCATGTCCTTTGGGTTGTAGCTAGTCGCCACCCGTTTCTCCAATGCTGACGTCTGGCAGCTCCGCCAGACTGTCGTCATCATACGGAGTGATGCCACTATTGAGTAGATTCTTGGCCATAGTGTTGGCCTGGTCCCTCGACACGCCTGAGCGTGCGAGGGAGACTCCCATGACGGGAGCGTCACCGAAGGCTAGGGCCAGCGAGCCCATATCGTCGAACCACTGGCCGCCATACTTGTACTCGGGCTCGTTCACTGCATCGCCTTCGCCTTGCGTACGACATTGCGCATCGCCCAACTGGCTCCAGGCTGATTGGCCATGAACTCCAGGACCGGAAGGTAAGGAATGATCGACTGAAGATCCTCCGCCTTCTGGTCGGCGAGGCCGAGGGCCTCTTCGCCCGGACCTGCGCCCATGGCTGCGCCGGAAGTGACCGGAACGCCTGGCTGCCCACTGGGCTGGCCCATGGGTACAACCCTCGAAGAGGGGTCGCCGAAGAGCGCTGCAAAGTCTACATTACCGCCAGGGCTTTGGCCCTGCGGAGCGCCTGCCTGCTGCTCCTGATACGCCTTCTGCTCACCGTAGCCCGCATCGGGCAGTCGTTCACCAGCGGCGGTCACCGCCTTATCGGTGCGCTCGCTGAACTTGCCGGGTCCAGAAACTTCAGCCATCGTACTTCTCCACTATCTCGTAGAACTTACTCTCTTCACGCTTGTGCAGATTGTGCTGCGCCGCAGCCAGGGAGACATTCTGAAGTAGTTCAGTAGTCTCCCTGGCAACGCCGGTCAGCCATGAAGCTCCGAGGACAACGAGCGTCCACTTACTGTGCTTGAGGGGGTGAACCTCCATGTACTGGACCTCAACCTCGTCATCCATCGATAGCTCCTTACTTGGCCATGGTCCCGCCACCACGGGTCATGCCCGTGTTGACGAGAATGTGCGTCTCCCACCCGATCACGGGTGCAGGCGCCTGGTGGCGGCTGTCTCCGTGAGAAGTGGAGGTGAGAGGCTGTGCAGTGTGGGGCTCAAGCATACGCCCCTTCAGAGACTTCCAGTCTCCCTCGGGTCCGTGGACCCCACCGAACCATCCCTGCTCGCTCATGTCTTACTCCTTGCGGTTCGCTTTACAGCGGGCTTCGGCCTGTTGGCCGGGTCGTCCTTCTTCTTCTGTCCGCAGGACGGGCATCGGATTCCGTGACGATCCTTGTAGTCGTGATACTTAGCTGCCTTGCAGCTCCAGCAGATATCCATCAAATGCCGCTCTGCCTCTGAGTTCGTGCTGACATGGTTGCTTCGCCCTTACCGGTGAGTCCGGCCAGCAGGCTCATCATGTCGAACCCCTGCGGCTGACCAGCGCCTGCTGGCGCTGTGCTGCCCTGTGGAGCTCCGCCAGGTCCGGCTGGCGCTCCTCCCCCACCGCCACCCATGAGGGCCGCCAGTGGGTCCTGAGAGGCCGCCTGAGCCTGCTCCTTGGGCTTGAACACCTTCAGCACAGCATCGTGTACTGGAGTGCCCTTCTCCCTCTCCTCGATGAGCTTACTCATCTTGGTGAGGGCGTCCGTGGGATCGACCATACCCTGCTGCGCCATCGGAAGAATAGCCTGCATGTACGCCATGATCCCCTGCTTGAGAGCGTCAGTGAACTGCTCGTTGTCGATCTGGGTCTGGAGCTGAGTGACGTCCAGATCCATCGGAAGCTGACGCTGAACGAAGTCCCGAGAGACCAACTGATCGCCACGAAGCTGGAGAAGTGCGACGATCGCACGTGCAGGGTCCTGGCCCGCCGCGAAGCCGTAGGTGACATCAACAGTGTAAGAACCCTTGATGTCCCTAGCTGGTACGTACGTCTCCTCGAAGGGCGTTCCCTGGACGACTCCACTGACTACCTTCTTCTCTCCGGCCCACAGCTTCTCATCCATCTCGAAAGCCAGCTCCAGGGCCTTGGCGAGAGCTGCGGAGATCACGGACTGTCCCGTGGTGATGACAGTGTTGAACCCGCCCATGAGCGCCTGAACGCCCTTGCCGGTGATGATGCTGGCGTCAATGTTTCCGGAGCGAACCTCTGGAGACCTCATGGCCTGGCGTGCCTCATTGTCCAGCATTGCGCCTTCCTGGAAGGCGTACTGCGGAACGTCTAGAGCCACACGACGGACTCCCTCAGGGTTGTCAGTCCTGATGATTGCGTCGTCTCCGAAGGTCATCTTCTGAACATCCCGAGGAACGGCGAGTGGAGCGCGAACGCTCTTCTCGGTCGCCTCAAGTCCAAGCAGTGCCATGCGGGCCTTTGCTAGCTGCACCCAGATGGCATCGTCGAACGCACCGCGAACCTCCATGTCGAAGCCGGGACGCTTCGCAATGGAGACGTAGACCTTGCCGAGAGGATTCGGCATCATGTCTACGATCTGGTTGCCGTGGTTCGGCAGGAACATGGTGATCTGATCGGGGTCGCAGTACTTCACTACCTCGATCTCGCGCTCTGCCCAGCTCATCTGATCCTGGCCTGCCGTCTCGTTGTGCTGAAGTACTCGCATGAGGTGTGGGAACTTCGCCACGAGGTGGATGGCCTCTTCACGCCAGACCTTGGTGTAAGACCTGACGCGACCGTAGAGATCAAGCTCTGGGTAGACGCCCATGGGATTCTCCACCCGGATACGAGGCATCTTATCCTCGAAGTCGGGCTCGATCACATAGATCGCCATACCGAATGTGTTGTAGTAGTCGCAGAAGGTGACCTGCTTGCCGGACTGGAGCTGAGAGTGCTGAACGTAGGCGTTCGCAATCTTGGTCCTCTTGCCAGAGAACTTCCTCGCCCTGTCCGTGGTGATCACTCCGGATGCACAGTTGATCGATGGCATGCTGCCCATGACCTCAGCCATGTCTCGCGCCGAGGTGTCGATCAGGTTGGCAACGATGGGCTTGGGCCATGCGTCAGGCATGGCACCAGGCATCACCGTGTCAATGTCACCAGAGCGAACATCGTGCACATCGCGCTGACGCTGGTCTCGATCAGCCGCTGCTCGACGCAGCGCCTCAATCTTCTGCGCCACCTTGTCAATGGTCAGCGCCATGTATTCTCCTTATGCCTGAGGAACCTTCAGCTTGTCCCAGCTAGCCTTGCCGGGGTAGCCGTCTGCGGCCTGTCCGGTGTACTTCAGCTTGCGCTGCCACCAGGCGTACGCCTTGATGTCGGCCCGAGTGAACTCTGGACCTGGCCCTTCCTTGTATCCCTTGTATCCGGCCTTCACCAGGGCCTTGCCCATCTGGGTGATCAGGGGGTGTCGCTTACCCAGTCGGAAGAAACCATTCCCGGGGAAAGGGGCATAGACTGGTCGAGGCTTAGGGACAGTCCCTGAACCGGAGGAGCCTGGGGCTCCTCCGTTCAACACCGCCTGAACCTGGTCTCGGAAGGAAGTCATGTTGACACCCTTCGGATCGATCTTCCAGTTCGACCACTCCAGGTGACCGATCACGCTCTTCGCGCTCCACCCGTAGAAGCGGCAGATGGCTGCCGCGAACTTGACCATGGCCTCGATCTGCGCTGCTGGCCACGGGTCGACGCCGTCGCCACGATTGACGCACTCTGCTCCATAGAAGCAGTCGTTGCCGTCGACAGCCCCAGCCGAACCCTCGTGATACTGAGGATCGGAGGGAGAAGCTCCGTAGCTCTCGTTGATGACCTCGGCCTTGACGTCCGGGTCACCGCCACCGGCATGGTTCGCACGGCCCTTGGAGATCAGGTAGACAACGCCCTTCTTGTTGATCAGGGCGTGGCACTTCGGGCCTACCAGGTTCGAGTCACCATGGTAGACATTGTCGATGATTCCCTGTCCGTCACCGGACACGGTGTGGTGCATCATCACGCCGTTGACCGGACCGAAGGTCTTGCCAGTCTCGTCGTCACGCTCATGAGTGCGCCATTCCAGGTACTCCACAACCTTCAGCCCCTCAGCCTTGAGGGCCTTGAGGAGCTGGTCAGCCGTCATAGGAGTTGCCATCAGTTACCCCACCAACTTCCAGTTTCGTTGGACATGCTGGCCTGTGCCATGTAGTCCAGATCAATCGTGATAGAGCGCTCGCGGTCGCGGGGGCTCTGGTACTCGTTGGACACGTGGAACACGTTGTCCACTTCTCCGATCAGTTCCCTGGCCCTGATCTCTGCGAACCAGAGAGCCATCACTGTGTCGGTCTTCTTCTTGGTCTTCTGTCCTGGAGGCAGAGGCTCCCAGGTGGTGAGCTGCTCGATGAGCATCTTCACCCCTTCACCGCTACTGCGGGAAGGCAGGTGGATCAGGTTCTCTCCACGCTCCCACCCCTCGAACAGGACGGACATGGAGGCGACGCCGAAGTCGGCGTCCCACTTGTTGGAGCCGGTGAAGTGCTCACGGAGGAGGCAGCCACGAGATCCGAGGAACTGCTTGATGTCACGGTTCTGCGTCACCATCAGGTTCATGGCGTTCTTCTCGATGCGCCACTCGTTGATGTTGTACTTGACCGTCAGCTCCTTGATCTTGTCGAAGATGTCGTCAGGCTTGAGACTTCCCTTCGACCAGACGTCCAGCATCCACCTCTCCCCGGAGTAGCGATCCACCCCCAAGACCACAGCAGCCGAGTGGCCCGTCATTGCTGGGTCGAAACCTCCCACAATGTACAGCCCATCCATCCCGTTTCGACGGTGGCCAGGTGCACCCTTCGTCATTACACCCGCAGCGCGCATTCCATCCACACATCCGGTAACCGCCTTCATCGGGAAGATCGCATCCTCGACCACGGACTCCTGCATATATACGAGAGCCCAGTTCTTCGGGTTCATAGAGGCGCGGCGCTTCCTGAGCGCCTCGCCGGTCCACATGGGCCAGAGTCCGTCCTCGTACTGCTCTACGAGCTGACGTCCCGCGATAGACACGGGCGGACGGTTGGTCTTGGGCCAGAGCGTGACCCACTCCTCGGGAGTCTCGCCGTACTCAAGTACGGCGGGCTGCGTCAGGTACGTCCACGGGCTCTGCTCTTCTCCGTAGTAGTCGTCCTTGATGATCTCTCCGTAGAGATCAATAGGAGCGAGTCGAGTTCCGACGAGAAGGATACGGCCTCCGGGGTACGACAGGCGGTTGTACACCTCTCGCTGAAGCCAGTCCATCTGCTTCTCATACTCGTGAGCATTCTTGCCAGTGACACAGTCGTCCATGATGATGAGGTCGGCACGGGATCCGTAGATGTGTCCACCGATACCCAGGGCCTGGACGGTGGGGTCCTTCTCTCCAGAGTCTCGCGTGGAGGAAGAGACGTAGATGGAGTCGGCGGTCCATGCCGCCGCTCCTGCATCGAATCCACCTTCTGGGCCGAAGTCGATCTGGAGCTTCTGGTAGTTCTTGTTCTCGGAGGCGAGGCGGTCCTTGATTCCACGGAGGAACCTCTTGGCCATCTCCTGCGTCTGAGAGACGATGATGACTCGGATGTTCGGATCCTGACAGATCCGGTACGTCACATAGTTCATCGTGATGGTAGTGGACTTGGCGTGCTCGGGAGGTGTGTTGATGAGGAGGAACTCAGGCTCACCCTTGATGTAGGTCTGGTTCTCGTGCAGGTTCCTCGGCTCGTCACCCTCCAGCACATCGATCCACTGAAGATGATGGTTGAACAGTGTAGTATCCAGGTACTCCTGGGACCACTCCGGGAAGGGGAGGATGTTCTCCCTGTTCTTCTCGGTCTCATCAGAGTTCTGCGTCATCAGACGCAGACGGTCCATCTCATCCCTGAACGCTCCGTCGCTCTGACGGAGGTACTTGTACTGGGCCTCTGTGAGGCCCATGTCCAGGCAAGCCTCCTTGATCGACTTGCCGTTCTTCACGTACTTGATGAAGGTCTCCTTGCGGACCTTCGTGTCTGACGCACCTCGCTTGAGGTGCCTCGTCTCCTTGGCGGACTTGGGTGGAGTCTTCAGAGTCCGACCGTCCTCGGTCACGTACAGCTTGGCCATCCCTGGCTCTACCCCTCTTAACTAGTTATACCGATGCAACTCAAACGCCGTGCGGCTCAACTACGGAGTCTCGGCCTAAGGGCCGATCCTCTGATTGGAGGAAGGATCCCGAACTGTGTGAGGGCAGGTACCTTAACTATGTTCGACTGGGGTTCAGCGCCCTAAGGGGCGCTGTTCCCTCTCCGGTGGAAGCTCGTCAGCAGGGGGTTCAGCGAGGCATCCATGTGCTCTCTAAGTACCCCTAGTTATATATACCCATCCTGAGCGGGTTTCTGGACAGGGTACTTCGTGTGATCTACGTCACACCCTCACAGCCCAGTAGTACCAAGGGTTCTGGGGAGCGGTGTGACGTAGATCACATGTATTTATGGTGCAAATTTATGGGGACTCACTCCCCCATGATCATCCCCGCTTAACAACCCTGGGGTAGCTTGTCATGACATGGCAGGGCAAACCGGACATCGGACATCGTGGGACATGGTAGGACATGGCAGGGCATGGGCTGACAGGGTGGGACATGTGTGGACGAGGGCTGGCATGTGTGGACATGTATAGACAAGCGGGCACATGTACACATATACGCGCTCATATGAGCCCAAGAGTGGACATATGTGCACAGAAACGGACATGTGTACGCATAGTGGGGCGGGGGATTGTATACAGTCACACACATGTATAGATCTACCCATGTCAGGACATGCCCCCACACGTGCACGCGGCTGCACCTGTACGCGCGCGACACGCGGTGTAGTCGAGCCACGCTGGGTGTGTGCACGCGCGCACGGGAGATGTCCTGGTTTGTCCTCCCTTTGCGCTGCGAACGGTGAATCTGGGCAGGTGCAAACCGGACATATCTGGATGATCTATCCCACTTCTGTACCAACATCTGTAACAAGCTGTCCGTTTTGCCCCACTGTGCACCAATCATCCTGCTTCTTCCTCCATCCTGCCTGTGACCAGGCAGTCTCATCTACTGATACGGACAAACCTGGATGTATCAGCGTTGCACCCTCGTTCACGCTTGCACATCTCATGATCATTCCCATCGTGATCATGCCTCTGACCTGGGGGTGTTGACACATCTTTCTGCAAAGAGGAGTGTTCTCCCTGTCACCGCAACACCCGCTCAGACAGGGGCAAGCGGGGGGCCGAGTGCCCCAAGCGACTTGCTAACTCAACAGCGTGAGTCATTCTCTTCAGCGCGCAGCTTCCATAGAGCGTGCGAGTGATGGCGACAAGCGTCGCCCGTGCCACACGGCACGGGGGCCCACAGCGTCTAACGCAATGTGCGGACCGCACCCCCGCTAGGGGGAGCCGATAGGCAGTGCCGGAGCGACATGGGAGTAACACGTACGTCATCGGGAAGACGGCCTTAGGGTTGTAAACCGAGCGTGCGGCGTATCAGCTTGTTGGTGGTGTAAGAGACCGACCAAGGCAACGACGCGTAGGCGGCCAGAGATGGTTTGCCCCCTTGACAGGAACCCTGTCTACCTGAGATTGTCCAGATGCCCGGCCGTGAGCGGCCGGACACGCCAGTAACCGGGAAAGCCCTAGCGGCCTAAAACAAGGTGAACCTGTGTCCACATACGCTCGCAAACGGTCAAGGCAGACGGGCTTGACAAAGGTCGACACGACCTGAGAGAGTCTGACTCACGCCGAAGAGCTATCAAGTAGCTTGGACGCGTAAAACGCAAGGTGTGGCAGATAAGTACCGCAGTCGGCCCTACGGCCTGTGTCAGGGATGGCATGGGAACCACGTAGACCAGCCCGTGTGCTCTGCTGTCAGTCACGCCAACGACCGGAGCCGAAGCCAGGGAACCCTCAAGGCAGGGATCTAGGTGGAGTCCACAGCGTAACCACACGTACGAGGTCTGTACGTCCCCGCAGGGGGTGCGCAAGGGGAGCCGAGAGGCGCAAAGGAATCGTCCGCTACTTGACAACTGAACATTGTGCCGTGTACGAGCGGGGCGTAGTCTGCCCTCAAACGCTCCAGTACCGTCGAGCATGCGTCTTTCCTACGGGGGGTGCATGCGGAGGAACGGGAATAACGAGTGCCGCCTAGATGTTAGGCCAGCACGCTAGGTCCTGCCCACGGGCTGGAAGCTAGTTCGTACACACTCTTTCCCCCCTTGTTGTAGGGGCCACAGGGAGCGCTGTAAGGCGTTGTCTGCGGCCCCTGCGGGGAGCCGCTAGGCTTTGTAGCTGGCGGTTGTCCGGGAGCCTGAGCGTCAAGCTCAGGGCCTTAACCAAGGGAGAGAGACCTTGAACATCAGCATCAGTGAGCGCGTGCAGAACGGCGCCAACCTGCTGAACGACTACGCTGGAGACTGGTTCTGGCTGGTCAACCTGGACCTCCTGGACATCACCTCTCCGGAGGAGTGCATCCTGGGTCAACTGTTCGGGAGTTTCCAGAACGGGACCAGGG